ATTCTCATGATAAATACTTTGAGTGTGTTGTATTTGGATTTACATCTATACCTAAGCAAGTTCCTTTATTTCATTACATGATGACTGATGGTGGTATTTGGTGGAGAGCACCTGTATCTGCATTCTGTAAAAAACCTGGTGTAAAAGAATTACCATTAAATGAATTAATGTTATGGGATTCATTTAGTTATAATGTAAGTGTTACTAGATTTTATCAATTACAAGGATGTAAAATGACTTATACATCTAGAAGAAAAAAACAAAGAGAAGGCACATATTTATTTACAATAGATTGGTGTGCAGGTGATTATAATGAATTAGATTTTGGTTATTCTGAAAAACCAGATCAACATAAATGTGGTCATGTTATAGAGTTAGATGATGGTAATTATGCCATACAACCTAACAATAGATTAAGAATATTTGATCCTTCTATGGCAGCTGACCCTAGCAAACCTCTCATACACAGACTAGTTAATACTAGAATATGGTCTGTAGAAGATACATCTAAATGGATAACTGATGAAAATGAAGAAGGCAGTTATGATTATGATTATAAGGAGATAAAAGATGGCGAAGAAGAAAAGCACAGTAAATAAAGCAGGCAACTATACAAAACCTGGTATGAGAAAACGAATGTTTAACTCTATCATG